CCCCGCCCAAGTCTTCCATTTTTTCAATCAAACATTCTTGGCCCTCAATTAAACCATTAACGCATCTTTGATTCAATGCAGCAACATAAGGGCTAATAGTATCCTCTGTGCCGTATTGTATTGTAAGTGAAAAATATAACATTATCGAACTATGCTATTGATTAGTGGTTGAGCGTATTCAAAGTTAAAAGTATACATTATAAGCTTATCATTTTTAGCCGTCTTTTTATCAAATGCAGAATCTACGATTTGACAAGCATAGGTTTTAGCATTGTAATAAACATAAACCGCAGAGCTTAAAAGCAACTGTTGGAAATAATCGACATAAGCCTCTGGAATCCAATTGGTATTTGCAAGTTGTTTGTATACTCCTTGAATATTGTAAGGCGTTTTGATTCCAACTCCATAGCCCCAAGCCTCTGCCATATTAGATTGAGCATAAACAGCTTTGTAATAATTCTCTTTTGTGGTTGTCATTGCAACTTTGCTTACTGCATTAAATGAATACCCCTCAATAACACCATACCTATTTTTAAATAAGATGGTTGTAGTGCCGTATTTATTAGGACAATCAAATTTGACGCTTATGGTTTCTGAACCTCCAGAGTAATTAAATACGATATTGATATCCGATCCCCAAGTACCCCCAGCCGTTATGAGTTGTTTAAGCTCAACCGCTTGGATATATGTGCTTGAATTGGTAACCGCAGTCGGAGTTATGGTGCTTGTACCACAAACTATGCTTGTGATTTTAGTTGCATCATACCAGATATAATCATATTGAGTTTCTGTAGTAAGATAAACCGTTGTTCTATCGGTCAAAACTCTCTTTGTAGTTGCCTGGTTGAACCCTTCAAGTGTATATTCGTATCCTTTAGTGGCTAAAATGACATTGCTTGTAACTGGAGCTGATGAACCACCGCCCCAAAATCCGTTTACTTTAACCGCACAATAAACCGCACCGCTTCCAATCGTTGATGTGGATGCCCCAATGGTTAAAAAATTGTCGCTTATATATTGAGTTACAATTTTAGAAATATCAATCCAACTTCTATTACCAGCGTATGTATCTGGAAGCCTATTTATTTCCGCTATTGGCGAAGCTGGTATTGTGGTTGTCCCACTCCAAACATAGATTCTATATTGGTAAACGAAATTAGGTTGTGCATAGTCTGTATCGTATGCTTGATAAAGCATTGAACTCAATGCCCCTTTTATACTTGTAGGTTGTACAGTTAAACTTATTGCCATTATTTTTTTGCTTTATTAAGGACTATGCCTATGTATTTATAAAAATCTTTGCCTAATGCTTTGCTCAATTTATCTTCGTATTTATCAACCGCATTTTCAACTGAACGATCAATAAATGGATAAGCTTCAATTCCAAAGTATTTTATTTTTCTATTCATACAAAAGGCCATTGCTTTCCTATTGTTTTTTGTGTTCTTTAAAAATTCGCCAGTTTTAGTATCTCTTGGTCTTAATCTCTTTTGGCCAATCCACTTATCCATCTGTTCAACTGGTATGCCCTTCCCTGGTAGTCTGCCATTATTGACATAAATACCATATTGGTTCATAGATATACCAGATAAACCATTTGGTAAGGACACAACCTTTATTGAGTTGATTAATTGCCCAGACGCTGAATGCGAAGCCGTTATTGATTTCACCCTCACATTCTTTGGCTTGCCATTCTTCCAATTTGCTCTGTATGTTTTGCGCTTAACTTTAGCCCCCAGATTGATTTTCATCTGATCAGCAAGGAAATCAAACATCCCTCTAAACTCTCTATTAAAATTAGCAATATCCATCAGTTACAATCGGATTGGCAACATCTATATTTAAGCTAACAGTAAAGCCAGCAATAACATCATCATAAGTCTCTTCAAAAGCCGTAAATAAAATTGGCCTTTGTATTTCCAAGGCATTGTAGTAAAGCTCTTCGTATTTCTTAACTGCGATGGCAAAGTCAACATATAATTGCTGAAGAACCATTGCATAATTGTTATTCTCTGTATATCCAATCTCTGAATAAAGCGTCTCTTGGTTCAATCCTTGATTTTCTGTTGTGATAGTGTTTACTCTGTCAGCAATCATAATGTTTACCTGAACGGTTGCCATTGGTGATCCTAAAGACACCTGGCCGATATTAGTGTGCATATATGGGTAAACCAACATTGACCTCATATTTGTTTCAGTAATATTGCCGTGAGAATATCTTGCACCGATTTCAGTTGCCACATCTTTACAGAATGCGAGTGCAGTGCCAATATGATTTTTATCTTTTTGCATTTATTTTCTTTAATTCGTTGTTTTGAACTTCTTGAAGGTCGAGTACATAACTTTGCCACAATAAGGTTTGATGAATAGGCTTGCATACCACATCATCAACTTTGAGTATGTCTCCTCCAGTAAGTCCATATATAAAGCCATACCATCCCCACTTTTTACTAAACGCTGAAACTCCCGCATTTGCAAGTCCTTCGGCTTCTCCGCCACTAAAGACTTCTGGATATAAGCTATTAAGTCGATTCCTAAATTGCAAAAAAAAACCATTGCACCTTTTACATATGCCATTGGAATCTCTTGAAAATCGTCAAAGATTTTGCCCTCATATTTTTCAATAAGGTATTTTTTGTCATCACCCTCAACAATGGGACGATATAAAACAGACATTACCTTATACAGATTGTCTCTGTCTTTTTGGTAGTTATCGATGTCTATAAATTCAGCCGTACTTAACTTGTCAAAGTTAGGGATGAATCCGTATTTAACGCCATTAAGCTCAAATGTCTTAACCAAGCCAGGATCATCCGACAAAGCTTCTTTTATACTGGCGATTATTTTCTCAAGTGTCTTATAGGGGATTTGTTTAATCTCGTGCGTGTTAATTTCGCAGAATATAGAAATGGTTTGGATTGCTCTATCAAAATCGCTCAATGTCTCTGGGAGCTTTTCAAACTCCAAGTATTGATGCAACTTAATATCCTTTAAACTTGTTGGTACAATTAGGCTTCTCTCCATATGGGAATAAAACCCAAAAAAGCCGATTTGTTACGAAAAAAGGGGCTTTAATGCCCCCTTAAAAGATTGAATGGTCGCCGAAACTATCTGTATCGACATACTTATTGAATAGGTCAACTATTTTATTGTGGGCATCAATTATAACCCTTTGGGCATTGCCAGTGCCGTAGTAAATATCCTCCTTTAATGTCTCAAGGATATATACGGCCTCTTCTCTGATTTTCTCGTCGCAGTCATTGAAGTGGCTTTCAACAAAGTCCTCAAGTTCATACAAATCGTGTGATGGGCAATTATCTTCGTTTAAGTTCATAAACTTTTAATTTGTTTTTTTACCTCACCCCAGAACTCAAGAATATCCTCAGGCAATTCTTTATCATATAACAAATGAGATTTGAGAATATTGTCAAATATTAAATCAACTGCATATAAAGAACATTCTTTAGAAAGCTCTTTAATAGAAGCCCCTTTTGTAAAATCACTTATTAATGATTCATAATGAGTATATAACTCTTTTGCTTTTAGTTTTGTTAATTCGTTTAGTTTCATATCTTATTTATTTCTTTTTTTACTTGTTGCCAGTATTTAATTCTATCAAGGGAAGTATCACCATTGTTATGGTCAAATGTATCCCATAGCATCTCTTCGACAAATATCAAAGCACATTCTCTTGCGTTGCCAATCTGTTGAGTTTCTGAGATGGCCTCAACATAATAGATATATTTGTCAAATAATTGTTTTGCCTTTTCTTTAGGTGTCATAGTCTTTCAATTATAGCGATTAAAGTGCCAAGTGCTAATGCCGTAATCATAATGGCATTGAATAGGTGTAATGCGATGTTTTTAAGTGTTTCTTTCATATTCTTTTAAAGGATATTTATTTAATAGTTTCTGTATTCAGACATTTGAATAGTAACTTGGTTATTAATTATTTGCAATCCATAGGAAACTTCAAATAAACAACCGCAACAATCCCATTCGCAACCACAATTTTTTGTATAGCTTTTTCTTCTAACATAAGAGGATAAAAGTTTGTACCTGCTTTTTGTAAGCTTACCGTTTAATGTCCTTTCGTAGTGGCTTGATGATTCATCGCCGTTTACAAATTTAAATTTTGTCATAATATTTATAGTTGTTTAAGGGTTAAGTTTATGCCTCCAATTCAAGTCCTAATAGCTCATCTACTGTAGTTGTCTCTCCGTCTTCGTCTTCAATGTAAATAGCCTTTAGTCTATCTGTTTTAGATAGTTTTAAGTAAGCATCTTTAAAAGAAGAAGCCTTTTTTGTAATAACGCCAGTTCCATACTTGGTTAAAATTCTGATGATAAATTCTTTTTTCATACTTTTTTCTTATTTGATAGCACAAAGATACAGTTGTATTTTGAATTTACAATACAAATAATGATATTTATTGTAACTATTTGATTTTTAGGCTAATAATTTTTAGCGAATAGAATATTTGCCGTAGTTAGGACGATTAAAACTATTGAATATTGCATACCTGGAAGCGTCAATGCCGTGGTTAAAAGCATCCACTGGCCTATTGGTTGCCTTGCCATCCTTGTCTTGAATGTATTTATAGTTTCTGAACTCCTTAATCAAATTGGTTGATCGTGTGGTAATGTGTATTTTATACCTTCGCATCATATCAATTCCAATATTTATACTGTCTGGGCCTTTAGCCGTTGGCTTAACATTAAATCCATAGGAATGAATCTCATTAATGGATTTCGGTTCAGAGCTATCGGCAAAAATGTTTACTCGCCTATCTATGTTTAAAGACCTCATCACATCCACAATATCCTTGTTTGTCATTCCGTTCTGGTATATATGCTCATCAAGGTAAATCTTGTCGTCATAAAGATAAACAGAAACCAATGCCGTAGGATCTTGAGTGTAGCCAAAGTCTAACCCATAAGCAATGAATCGAGCTTCTTGAGGTATATTGCCAATCTCCTCATAATTAAATACCAGCAATTTAGACTGTGCCTTTTGGCCAAGTCCATAGATTCGCCAGTATGTTTCGTCAACCTCTTTTAACCGTTCAATCTCTGCCACCAGGTTAGCATCAAGGAATGGATTGTCCTTGTAAGTGGTTACAAAGAACTCGGCATCTGGCCTTGGGATGATATTGTCATAAAGCCAATGGTATTCTTCAGACGGATTAAAGTCAATTATTACCTTGTCAGTTGTTCTTATGTTTAATTGGAAAAAATCTTCCCATTTAAGCTCGTTGCCCTCATTAACAAATAGCAAGTGCCTTTTGCGACCACGAATCTTTTGTGGCTCATCCAAGCTTACAAACTCAATGACATTGGAATTTAAATGATATTCATTAACTGACTTGTAGTGATCCTCTTCATTATACAAATCATATTTGCGAAGTAACTCAAAAAAGTCCCTCATCACTGATCCTCGCAAAGCTGGGCCGTGTTTCCTGACTATTGAAATTATTTTATTCTGATTGGATAAGCAATACTTGAATATTATCCAAATAAGGATATTGTAAGTCTTCCCAGAACGAGTACCCCCTTGCTCGACTGTAAAACGCTTGGTGCTTTGCTCTAAATGGGCAAATACACAGTTACTCTTCAAGTTTATTGATGACCTCAATGTTTATGTCTAAAGCTTTGCCGTTCATTCCCGTAATCTCCTTGCGTTCAATATAGCCTCTGTCCTTACCTTTAGTCTTAAGCATAAAGATAATAGCCGTTGGATTCCCATCTCTGATAAGCTCATATAGTTTTGATTCAGTAAAATCTAAAACAAGGTTTTGAATCTCTTGAACTTTATCTGCAAACTCTGGATCATCACGCATCCATTTATATGGAGTTGTTCTATCCATATTCAACTTTTTAGTTGCCTGGCTTATTATTCCAAGGTGCTTTTCTAAAACTTCAAGGAAAGCTTCCTTTTTAGACTGTAGATTTTGTTGAATATTCATTTTAGCTTTATGGTTAATTCAATCCAATAAATAAGGAATGACAAGTTGATTATTACTTCGTTTTCCTCATAGTCCAATATAAGAGACGGCCATATATATATACAAGTATACCACTTGCCAGTTTTAATTTTCATAACTCTTTTATTTTTTGTTCATACCATTGAGCTTTTTTCAAATCTTGGTCAATAGGTTGGTTTGGTTTATTGCCTAATCGCATACGATATTTAAAAGCACACATTTGACAGTGTAACTTAAAGGCATCCTTGCCCCATATGTCAACCATCATTTCCCAGACTTCCTTGTTTAATGTTTTATAGTGTTCTGGGTTAATGTAGTCATATACCTCGCCTTGTTCTCCGTTTTTATGAAATGTAGCCATTCTGAAAATTTAATTGGGTTAATGTTTTTCTCTTGGAGATAGTCCAAGGTTCTGGTTGTAAGTGGTGTTAATTTTTTCATATCAGTGCAAATATAGTATTTTAATTTTACAATTTCAAATCTTACCTATATCCATTCGAAGCTTGTGTATTTTTTTTAGGTCTTCTTTGCAGTCGGATATATCACCGTACTCAATATGGCAAGGTCTACACAGTGCCATCAAGTTAAATATATTATCCTTGGAAGTTCTTCCCCCCATTCCTCTTGCCTCGATGTGGTGGATGTCAGTTGCTCTGGCTTCACAGACTTCGCAAGGAATAAAATCGCTTGTGTCGTAGCCAAAATAGTCCAGGTATATTTTAGTGTGGTTTTTCATTGATGTAAGCAAGTATTCTTTCTGATGTTGTTGTATAATCTTGGAAATCCTTATCAAGTTTTTTGATGAACTTCTCAAACTTTTTTAAGTCGGTGTTGTTATTAAAACAAATAGTATAGTTAAAACTGTCTTCTTTATCCTCTTGCACCTCTTCCGCATCTTCCACTTCAAATAGGTTAGGATCAAGGTCAAGGCCAAATCCATCAAGCTCACTCAAATCCCACTCATTCGCCAGGGCATCAAAATCCCAATCCCCATAGTTAAGATTGTCCTTAATAAGAAACTCCTTTTGTTGCTCAATCGGTAAATCAACTACCAAGACTTCAGTTTCTTTAAACCCCAATTCTTTAAGAGCTTTAAGTCTCATATTACCACCAAGCACCTCAAAGTCTTTATTAACCACAATAGGCCTTATATCCAGCATCTGCGGAAATTCCTTAATAGACAATAAGAGCTTTTTATATTTCGCCTTGTTTATTACCCTCGGATTGTTTGGGTTGGTTTTCAGTTTCGATACTTGTAATTTCATTATAATAA